CCCCCCTGGTCTACGTAGGAACGACATATTGTATGGAATCACGTACCCGAGAACACGGATTTGCTAAGTTTACAAGTTCGTGCGATTGGTATCGAGGAGATGGGTCATATTCGTATACCCAACATACACCGGACCAAGAACGGTCTGGAGAATATATGCTCGACTATATCGGCACGGGTGGCCCACCATGGCCATTCAAAAATGTTCTGCATGATAAGTGGAATGCGCAGTTCACCGACCCTGTTGGTGGGCTGTACAAACACTACGCTTGGTATACAAGCGATCAGGGCTATAATTCGCCAATCGCGAGTTATCGCGTCACGAATTATCCTTTCGCTGGAGGAGTCCAGCAGGGGATAGACAGGAGCATTTTGCCGGTATTCGGACTAAGCACGGACGACAAGTGGCGTCTGTCTCAGATTTGGTATGAAGAACTTATGCCATCTCTGAGGTCTGGGTTGGATCTGTACGTGTTCCTCGCGGAACTCGACGAGCTGGTTAATCTTGCTCGTGCCATTAAGGAAAAATGGCTTCGATTTGAGCAGAGGGCGGTTGATCGCGCTGAACGCGCGGTTGCTCGCCAGATAGCGGAGGATCGACTCGAGGTACAAGCCGAGAGGTGGGGTGAGTGGGTGTGGGATGATTATAGTCCGAAAGGACGACCGTTTACCCGCATTCGCTTGCGCGAAACTCCTGCACGGGTAGCAGATCGATGGCTTGGTTACAATTTTGCAATCAAGCCCCTCATCTCCGATTTGGCCAATTTGGTCACTGGAGTTGCGAGGTTTAGGGCTAATGCTTATGACTTGATCGAGGGTGCAGGTCTTGAAAAACTGCATCGCGGTCATGGTGGCTTTCGAAAGACGTATATGCCCGAACCACGGGTGTTGCGTTCGTTAGGAGGCTGCTTTCACAAGAGCACATGCCCAGCTTGCCCCTACACGGGTGCCAAGCTTGAGTACGGTTTCACGAGAGATGGGGAGGATCAAATCCTTTGCCCGTCCGCTCCGACCATTGAAAAATATGGGATAACCGTGCTCTATAACTATACCTTGCCAGCCTGGTTTAACGGGCTGGAGGCTACGACGCGTGCCTTCTTTGCTGCTGTTGGGTTGACGCCTCAACTGTCGAGCGTGTGGGAGATTATCCCATTCAGCTTTATAGTGGACTGGTTCATTCCAGTCGGGAACCTCCTGGCTCGCGCCAGGTTGGATTTCTCAGGCGTAAAGACAAATGTGCTCGATGTAGTTGTGTCGAAAGATACGACTCAGGCCGGAACTGTCCGGATCAAGTACAGTTGTGGATTAAACCCTGTGGTGCAGCAAGCCGCAGTGATGCGGTCCACCTACCAAAGGTGGACTGGGCTCTCGTTTCTACAAACGCTGCCAGCATGGCGCTGGCCCAACTGGTTTCAGCTGAGCCTCGGTGGGGCTCTCGCAGCTGCGAGAATCCCGTGGTTTAGACGGAGGCGTGCTAGAGGTTAACAGGACTAGACCCCTAAATATTTGGAGAGTTCCTATGCTAGATCAACAACAGACTATAGCGAATACATCGCCCGCTTTTGAGCGTGATTACAACTTAATCACGTTCGATGGGATGCATACCGAACGCATCACCACTAAGGCTGACGGAAGTCCGTCAACCCTCCGCATCGACCATACGGTTGATGAGAAGAAAGCGACGCGACGCCACCTTGTTGGTTTGACCAACGTGGTGACAGTCGGCGGGGAGAAGAAACAACTCACCATCAATGTCACTGTTCAGCATCCTGCTGATATGACGTTGGACGGCGGCACAGAGGAGACCTTACCTGTAGAGGTTAAGGCATTCTTGAGCTGGCTGGCGAGTGAGGATTTCCCGCTTATCCGCTGGTTGACCCTGGAAAGTTAACTGGTGGAAGCATAGGCTGGATACTGGAGCTATAAAGATATGGCCGAGTTGAAAAGCCAGTGCGATCAATATTTGATCCTCTTCAGTGAGCTCATTAAGGACGTTGAGGCCCGAACGGGTCTCGACTTAGCACGTGACATGGAAGAAATTTCGTGTCGTGTTGCACACGAAGGAATATCGTTCGCTACAAAGACTTTGCCGCGTTTCTATAAGAGTATTCTTGTAGGAATAGAGCAAGGGACCCTTCAACCTATACCTGGCTTCGTCCGTAAGGGCGTCACCAGGGACAAGGGGCCGCTCCCCGCATTTCTGCGAGGTTTGGTCAATGGGTTGTTTTACGCGGACGGACTTCGTCGTCATGATTCTGATCCGGAATGGATGCCGCACTACCTAGGATTTGTGGCTCAGATATGTACTGTCATGTACAAGACTGAATACCCTTATTCCCGGGCTGATGTGGCCAGGTGTCTGAGGAAGTTTAGGGAGACAGATGCTTCCCTGAACGAGAATGTTCCTCGGTTCATTGCCGGATCAATTGCTGATCTAACCATCATAAACGCGATGGAGTTCCTTCAAATACTATTTAAAGGTTTCACGCTGGATGGTGTGGAACCCCACCATGGTGGAGGGGCCGTTGCGGGAGGAGAGGTAGGCTACGAGAAGTATATTTACTCGTATTTTGCATGCATTGATGATGTATTCCCGTACGAAGAGTACTTCATTCCGCATTCACATCGTGATGTGGATGGGGTTCTTACGTATGGGGATTCGCGCGAATTGGAATATCTTATGTCGGCCATTGTCGCAGAGGACCCTGAAAACAAAAGGGCCCGAATCTGCCTGGTTAACAAAGACTCCAGGGGACCACGAATAATATCGTGCGAACCAGCGTCGCTTATGTGGCCCCAACAACTTGTTGGGACCGCGCTGCGGCGTTATTTTGAGCAACATCATCTGACTCGGGGCCATCTGAACTTCGCGGATCAAACCGTGAACCAACGATTGGCCTTTGAGTCATCAGTGACCGGGAAACTGGCCACACTGGACATGGAAGATGCGTCTGACAGGTTGTCAAATGCACTCGTTAGGCTTCTTTTGCCGTCACGAGTTTATCGTGTCCTGAATGCATGTCGGTCTGAAGAGACCGTCCTACCTGACGGACAGGTTGTCCGTATGCGAAAGTTCGCACCTATGGGATCGGCATGCTGCTTTCCCGTTGAGAGCGTTATATTTTACGCGCTCTGTGCCGGGTTTATGGCAGCAAAGGGAAGTAAAACCTTCAAACAAGCGACACGTGATGTTTACGTGTACGGGGATGATATTCTGTTCCCGTTTGAGCTTGCTGAGTCGCTGATCGCGACTCTGGAATGCTACGACCTGCGCTTTAACCGTGGGAAGTGCTACCTTAAAGGACCTTTCCGAGAGTCATGTGGGTGCGATGCGATCGCCGGTGAAGTCATTACACCGGTGAAACTGCGTCGCACGTTTCCGAGCAGCTCACGGGATGTGAGCTCGATCGTTTCAACCGTCTCAACCAGTAATCTGCTATACAAGGCGGGCTATTGGCGCGCTGCCGCGTACCTTCAACGGATCGTTGAAGATTGCGTGGGCAAGCCACTGGACCTTGTCCCGGAGTCATCTGGGATGTTAGGTCTTTTCTCTTATGCCAACCATGGCTACAGGGTTATGGCTGATATCGGACCTCGAAAGAGGGATCGTAAGTGCGCAGGGACGGCTCTGAAGTGGAAAAGAGCCTATGGGAGCGTGGCCTATCGCGGAAAACGCGTTGACCAAAAAGTAGAGGAGCATGAGCCCCTCTCGCTCTCTAGCATATTGGCCTCGATTGCTCGTGAAGAAAAGGAGCAAGTCCCGGGTTTAATTGCACCGGAACCGCGAGGTAAACCACATTCCTTCCCTATTCCAGGGCGTATTGCCCTGAAGTATGCCGAAGTGACCGTTAGTTAAAGTACGGTCTGGACACGTTGCCC